TACTGTCATGGCAAATCTCCTTTTATTTCACTATCAATATCATCTCTGTGGACGGCTAGCATCTCCCAAATCTCCTCGTGATCTGTAATATTATCCGGATTAGCGTGCACCGTTGTAATGGCTGTATCTTCTATCATGTGTAACGCCCTTTTAGCGCCTGGTTTGGTAATCATAGTAGCACCCGTTGCAAGCCGTAGCGTGCCGGTATCGGTAGTGATGAAGAAATCACCGTAACGCACAAACATAAATGAAGCGGTTCGATGCACCTGAGAAACTACGATACTACCGGCAGGCATGAATATAGTGCGAGAGTACAGGCCGTCACAGAATTCATGCTCAAGCGGCAAGATTATTTGCGGCATCTGGGCAATGAGATTTTCCAGATTGTAAATATCTTTTAATTTAGCCGGTAGCTTGATATTTGCAGGCAAGTTCATACATCAACCAGAGAGAACGTAGCTCCGAGAATATTTACCGCCGCAAAGGTATCGCCGCCGCCAACTTCCAGGCGGAAAAGTTTACCGAGGGCACCAGGCGAAATATTAAATGGAATTGTAAACCCAGAGGATGTCCCGGCTGTATAGCCGCCTGCATACATAAACGCATCGACACCTGGAACCGGGATATTATCCGTTACGTTGAACAGCCGAATCTTAAACTTGCGGGAGCTATTATTGTCGGGCGTGTAATCAATTTCAAGTGACACGATAAGAAGGTAATTACCTTCTTTATCTGTTGATAGCGTGCCGTTTGCAAGATTCAAGGTGATATGTGGACTATCCGAAAAAGTATTGACTTGGTAATTCACGATACTTATAAAGGCCGCACCCATCGCGCCAATGGCCTGAGTTGCCGACTTGCGAAGTCCACCGTGGGCTTTGTCTTCAAGCGCCGTTACCCGAATATCCAGGTCAATTACATCCTGTGTTAGTTCTTCTGTACGCATAAACAGGTTGTACATCTTCTTAATCATATCCGGCGCGGGTATGAAAGTAGCGAGCTGCTGAAATGTTGGAACCGGTATCTTGGCAGGGACAGTTTCATTTGCCATCAGGTATATAACCCCTCTACCCGGACTTCCAGCGCGCTAAAGCTAAGATGTGCATCCGAGTTGCCATAGAATCGCTGGATTCGCTGGTCATTCATAGCGCCGTTTTGCAGCCAGTTAATGCGCACTTCACGCTTGCCTTGACGGCCTGCGGATCGAGCCTTTGGGACTGACCATGTTACGCCCTTGTCTACACTGTAATCTGTGAATATCTGAGGATTGCTTTCCGGGTTTTGGACATTGCCAGACACGCCCATTAATTCAAGTTCCCAGATAATAGCGCCATTGGATTCATTATAGATAAGCGGGGTCTGAAATCGCCACCCCACTTTTTTACCCCAATTATCGCCGGAGGAAAAATCAAATACACCGATGGCATTGGATACGGGATCGCCTACTATCCATTTATCATAGGCCCAGACAAAATTGCGTGCCAGATAAGCGCCAAATCCAGTAATGCCACTGGATAAGCTGAACCATATAGGCTCTTCAAATTTATCGGTAGCAGAAGCATCAAATACCAGTGTTTCATTAGGTAAATGTATATACAAGAATCTATGTGACCGCTCAACCCTTGCTTCCACGATTACCTTCGACAATACCTCTTCACTAAAATTTTGCAGTCGTATGTCGATTTCACGAGAGCTTATCTTGCGTGATTCGCCGTTTATTCCAAGCCAAATTGCGACAGGCTCATTTACCCCACCGCCCAAGAAAGCAATTTGCTCTTCATAGATGCAATTAGCGAACTTTCCTACGGTTCCGCGCTGGATATAAGCGCCGTCTATACGCTGAAACGGGAAAAACTGCCCACCAACATTATCAAAAGATTCCATTGAGTAGCGATTCATCGCCACCAGCTGATTGCGAAGAACGAGCAAGGATAGAATGGGGTCGGGCATGACTTCGCTTGCGCCATACTTAAGCGGATTAAAGCTTAGCGGGTTATTCAGGTCTGAAACAATGATGAACTCACCATCGGTCGAGGCAAAATAGCCGTCCAGCCACGCTATGTAATCGCACACACCCAAGTCTACGTCTGTCACTTGAGTAAGCGTTAGTGCTGTAAGATTCCAGTAAAACAGATCGCCATTTGATGAAATAGCCAGATTATCAAAAGAGTAAGCGAATGAGCATTGATCAATTCCACCAATTTCACCCAATATAACTATTGTTCCGTCTGCATCAACACGGATAAGCTTTGAACCGGATGCCCGGTAGCATATGCCATTGACATTAATCCCTCCTCTATCAAGGCCGGTTCCCATAGTAAAGGACTTTATCCCTGCCGCTGGTTTTAAATAGCCCTCACTAATGCCTGTTTTCTTGGGAACAGGCACCATGTTTACTGGATAACTTGTCCGGTAATCGGAGGTTTCATCGGAAAATATCCCGTTGAGTATGGGCACTCTCATTTAGTAACCGCACTCGCCGCACATGATTTCAGCCGTAGTCCCAAGAGCACTAACAATACTGAGTGAGTCCGCGCCTACCGCCTTGGTAATCATAATCATTGAGTTCGGAGGCAGATAAACTCCTCTCGTGGCGCTTGCTACCTGAGCACCATTAACCAATGAATAGGCTATCGCATAAGCGGGGTTAGTCGCTCCGGTATTGCTTATCCGGACAGTTTGCGCATTGGCAACCAGAGGAATTATTTGTGGTGTCGCTGCGACCAGAGTTATAGAATTGTTTGATCCGTAACTTGGGATAAATGGCCCTATTTTTGCGCTCATATTAATATCCTGATTCGCCGCTTTCGACAATGATTGTTGTTCCTGCTGCCGACACGGCCCTTAACACTGTGTCGTCTGAGTTCTTTGTGATGAATATTGGAATTATAGGTGTTCTTGCTTGAATAAATAAATCAGTATTGCTTGCCGTTATTCCAGGTTTGCCAATTTTTACATAGCAACTTGAACCGCCGGTATTGCTGACTCTAACAGTTTGCGTATTTTTGGGCAGGATAATGTCCGCGCTTTGAATAGTTCCTGCAAGTACCACCGTTTGCGGATCATAGGACGGTATAAAAGGTTGTCTCTTTTCCATTTAGCTCACCCTGAACCAGATATTAAGAACCTGATTGTATCTGTAGCTTAACGGATTACCAGCACCGAATACTGCGACCGGCCCACTTACCGTGCATCCGGGAGCAGTGACAGAAAGAGCGGAAATTGTTTGAGTCGAAACCAACTGTACTACTTGCCCTTCGATAGCAAAGCCAAGTCCGGGCAACACTAAGGCAAGATTTGCCAGCGCACCAACGGGCGTTAGTATTACCCACTGATTCGTTGAGTTGGACGGGCAATTAACAGTCTGACCAGTCAACGGAGTCGCGTAGACATCCAAAAAGTAATTTGCCGGATTCAGTAGGGTCTGGATGTACGCCGCAAAAGTGCTCATCGTTGCGTACATCGGGATCCCTGACTGCTGAGAGTACAGAGGGATTAAATCGTTGCCGCTTACTGTGGGGCTCCAGGGAAGTTGAGCACCGTTGTTCAGGCCGGAAAGATAGTATGGGTTCCATGACATGGTTTTAGCCTATTTACAATTAATAAAAAATTCTGAAACCGAATCCATACCGAGCATATCCTCGATATGGTATGAATTAGGGAATAATATAAACATTTCCCACAGCTCCCCAGTTTGAGTGCTTGTTCCCGATGCCGGAAGGTAAGGTATTCGGGAACTGCTTATTGGGAATAACGCTTAGCTTTGCGAGCATGGCTGAATAGGCAAGGCGCTGGTTCTTGCTTAGCTCTGGTGCTACGGTCTTTCCGAAACTTGGGCTAATCTGCACAGCGAGAGAGAGATAAACGGCGCTTATTGCAGTGACAGGAAGGTTTGAGTCTTGCTCAATGTGGCTATCTGAGGGATTTGTGTACAATGGATAGCCAAGCATGATCCCGTTAGCATTCCAGTTGCCCATCATCGCGTCCAGTTGCCATAATATCGAATTCAACTGATCCGGCGTGGCATCGTATAGGTATGTTCCAAAACCGATCTGATTGAGGGATTCAGCGCATAGTTGCAGTTTTGTCCAGCTCATAATTAGCCTTTTTTGGCCGCCTTGGCCGCCACTATCTCAGCTTCGTCCGGGCTTCTGCTCCAGCCCTCGGCTAATGCTTGAGCTTCTTCATACTCCGGGACTTCCCGGAGATCGTAAGTTTTGCCGTCCAAGTAGGTTATCTGACTACCTGGATACTTATAAAATAATTTATGCGTTAGCATCTATCGCCACGCTTCTTTTTTCTGGAGTTACTCATCGGCATATCCATTGGCCGTCCCTTTCCCATTCCCGGCATGATGATTGCAACGGGTGTTTTTACGGGTAATTTACCTTTCTTTTTCATTTTTTATTCCTCTTGGGTTTATAGTTTGCCTCACTTAAAGCGATAGCGACAGCTTGAGCATGTGGCTTTCCTGCTTTAATCTCTTTGCGGATATTGCCTGATATTACTTTTTGGCTTTTGCCTTTCTTTAATGGCATAACTACCTCAAATTAGGGTGGCCGTCCTTGGCCTTGGAGAGATCATTGTAATAGTGAATAAATCATCAAGATTGTGAGAAAAGCATAACACCGCCCATCGTAGGGTTATTCACACAGACACCAAATAAAGAGTCAACACGACCCTTCATAGTCAATGTATTGATGTCCAGGAAATAAGACATTGTTAGCGTCATTCCACTTTCAGTGGTGCCAGTTAGCACTTGCACACCCATATCTGAAGGCACAGCATAGCGTCCTGGAATCAACTCAATGCAAGATTTTTGCCAGAATGGATTCACTGGTGCTGTTACAGTGTTCAGGAATGTGATAGTTGCGCCGGAAACAGGAGCGGATGACACGTTTTGATATTGCAATTGTGACTGCGCTGAACCGATGATGATTGGAGGGGAAATAGTCACGTTGCCCGTTCCGCCTGCACCGGAAACGATTGCTGTAATAACAAACTGCTGCTTGGTGCCAGTATCTACTTTGGTAATGGCGTGCACAGAGTTCACTAAGCCAGCTGCACCGATAGTAAAACGATCACCAACTTTGACAGTGCCAGAAGTTACTGTAATGCCGACTGTTTGATACCGGTTGTCTTTGGGAGTGACCGAACCATCACTTTGCGTGGTGGTAGCAACAGGAACCAGGGGAGTTACTAGACCTGTTAATGTGACGCTAACACCGGCCGCTGCGGTCAATCGTGAAGCATAATCGAGTTTCAAAACATTGAAACCGGCAATATCAGCACTGATAATGGCCTTTTCGTAAGCGGTGCGAGGCAATTCATTGATAGTTTGACGGCCTGCCAGATTGGCGTAAGCACCGATACCATCACGAGGCGATAAGGCTCCCATCCGATCAAACATTGACACACCGACTTCAGACATCTGTGCATCGGCAAGCGCCCAGTCATCAAAACCGACTGATGCCGTAGTTCTTTTTATACACTGGGTAAGCTGAAGCGCTGCGGCATCATTGATGGCTACGTTGATGTCTGACGCCAGTTTTTGCTTGGCTGCTCTTAACAAAGTGCCTTGGGTTAGTGCGTCTCGCAATTCGAGTCCATTTAAATTGAATACAGAATGTTTCTGGAATCCTAAGTTGGCAGGGACGGAAAGCTGTGTAGCGGATGCTGCTGAGAAGTCGGATGTGGCATCGATGCCGTTTCCTGAGATGGCGATATTCGGCTGATTGCGCCAAATGGTGTCGGAACTCCGTTGCATGTCAACACCTGGGACGGTGTATTTATCGACGGCTTTGGAAAGTACCAGATTATCGTCAAAGGATTCGAGCATATCCTCGAAGTTGACTTGAATCTGTTTTGCTAAACTAT